CGACTACCTCCTAATGTTTTCCTGCTCCGATTCCCGGTCGGGCTTTCTATGTGGGGGCAAAGATAAAACAGTTTTCGGATTGTGCAAATAAAAAAGCCCCCTTTCGGAGGCTCTGTAATTCTCAAGAGTAATAGTATTTAACTAAATACTCAGGAAACGGACAATCTAGCTCACCCCTCTTTATACAGAGAGACCAGAATACCTTTGCGTATTCAAAAAGCTGCTTTTTATCAAGACCTTTGTCTTGAATTTGCAATTTAAAAGACCAAGCTAGTCTTTCAGAAGAAACGGAAGAAAAAGAAACAGAACTCATAACTCGAAGGAGTTAGCCTTGACAGCCAGGCGGGCTTTCTCTCACTATTGAGAGATTGATTTGTTCTGTTTGACAAGTCAAAGATACAAAACTTTTTCAATCGTGCAAATTATTTTTAAAATTTTTTGAAATAAAAAAAGGGGAAGAGCTCCGACCTTCTTCCCCCTGAAGCTGCAAAAACTTAGACCAATGGAAGAATTCAACAGCTCGGACACCTCAAAGATACATCAACCCTTTTGCTCCCGCAAGCGATCCCCGTATTTTGCGGTTTCCACCAACATAACCCAATCGAGAAAAACCGCGTTAACCGTCCGCCTTTCAATCTCCTCCGGTAGCTTCCCGAAGTGTTCGGCCAACCGGCTCACAATCGAATAAACGCCAAAAGCCTGCAACCTCTCAATCCCCGCGTTCACCTCCTCCGCTGTAGGCTCTGCAGAATCAAAAATACCCCAGGGTCGCCACGTTTCCATCACGCTGTTTATCTCGTCCAACGCCTTCGCGCCTACCTCCAGATAGTTCTCTTCGGGCAAATCGAGTATCTGCGTGATCCTAGCAAACGTCAGCGGCAAGGCTTCGGGGTGCTTCGTTATCGCCTGTCTACACAATTCAAAGTCTTTGAAAGCCCATCCCCTAGCGGGTGGCACTTCTACCTCGTTGCTCACCACCTCCGGAACTTCGAGCGTGAAGGTGATAAGCTCATACAGGGCTAATAGATGCCCCTCGCTGATCTTTAGCTGCGGGGGGATGCGAGGCGTTGTGAGAATGGAAACCTGCTCCCTAATGCCCTCGGCTTTGAATAGCTCCATCGCTTCGGAAAATTCAACCTCTTCCCACCGGTTCTTTACGCGGAAGATCCAGCCCCCTAATCTTACTTTGACCATACTCAAATGTATTTTGGCTTTCGGATGCCCGGACCGGTATACACCCGCGCTTGTCCTTGAATCTGGTTCACCATCGCGTGCGTAAATCCCCAAACAAGGGCATCCAATCGGTCAGGGCTTGCCTGCTGTTGGTCGGGGTTGAAAGATACCATCTGCGCCTCTAGCTTCGAGTGATAGCCTACATGGTGAATCAATCCCCTTTGATAAAGTGCATAGACGGGTTCAGCTCTCACATACTTCCCTTTCGTGGCGCGTACGCTTACCACTCGAATAGTGGGGTCTAGGTTCTTAATTGTCCCCTCTACCATGTCGCCTCCCTGATTGACCTCGCAAACGATTTCCGCGCAGCCCCACCGCCTGTAAGCCTCCACAGCTTTCCCCGCCCATTCATTCGGGCTGTACCTCCCGCTCAAGTCCTCCAGCACATACCCTTTCCCGTTGTGTGTTCCCACGACCAAAATCCCCGTTTCATCGCTCTTCTCGTTGGCCGTGACAGCAGGGTCTACCGCTACAAACGTTCTCATGTGTTCCGGTGCTTGGCTTACCCGCGTGAGGTTGATTATGTCCATATCCCACAAAAGCCCTTCTGCATCGTCCAACCATTCGCCCAAAAATACATGGCAGTATCGCTTGTAATTCGTGGCTTTCATCCTCTCCGCGTCCGCTATGAACTCCGCGCTGAGGTTCTCTTCATTGTCTAGGTATGTCGTGTGAATGTGTGTACACGGCTCCCCGCCTTGAATGAACCTTTTGTAGATGAAGTGCTTTTTGTGGCTCGGATTCTGCACCCATACCACGCGGTTAGGATGCAGCATTGAACGAATCGAAAGGCTTATCGTATTGAATGCGTCCTCGTCTAAGAACTCCTCGCCCTCGTCAATTACGAAGGTGGTAAGCCCTGGAATACTCTTCAGGTTGGCCGTTTGGTTGCCGCTGCTTGTCTTGATACCCCTGAACAGAATACGGCTCCCTGTGACCTTGTTTTCTATCTCATCGCTCGTTACATCGAAGTGGTGCCTATTCCCTAGCTTGTCCATCATTGCCGTGAACTCTGGAATGATGGATATTTCAGCGGCTCGCATTGTGTAACGGGTGAATAAGATCACATGGCCGCTTTGGAAGGTTAGCAAGTTTAGAAAGTGCGATACAACGGTAGACTTGCCCGATCCGCGCCCGCCCGTTAATATTGTCACCTTGTGAGGTGGTGGGTTGAGGTATAAATCCGAATACTTGGGATCGAGTTCTATTTGTCCTTCGGCTGCCTCCATATAATTTCAGGCACTACTATGCCCGCGCCCTCACTCGTTACGTCTATGCTCTGATCGGGCTTGCCTAGCACCCTATTCAAAAGCTCTTGAGTAGCTCGCACATCCCCGTCTTTCGCCTTCTCAACGAGTTTCTCTATAACGGCTTTGAAGTCGTCCATTGATACAGCTTCGCGGAGAGCTTCGCGGTATTCGTTCTTCCGCTTGTCTACCCCCTTGGCTTTGGTGCTGTTTCCTCCGTTGTTTGCTCTTCCGTCTGGCATTTCAATAGAAATCAACTATTGTTTTGCCAAAGGTACTAAACAAAAAGGATTGAGCCGTCAGGCTCCATGTGGGTGTATACCGCGTTTCCCATGTCAGAACGGAAAGCCTCGAATACTTCCTCCCTGCTGATTGTATGCACCCTGCCCTCTTCCACCTCTTCAATCCCGTCTACCGCTTTTCCAAGTTTGAAGGACCGGTAGACGCTGTGGTACGACTTGCCCGTGAACTCGCAGGCTTCTGTCAAATGGTGGAAGAGCCTCCGCTCTCCCTGGGGGTTTATTGCTTTGTACATTCAAAGTTGGTTTAAGGTGATTTTGTCGATGAACCAGTTGTTAGATAGCTCATGCCTGTGGATGTGCAGTGATTCTAGCCACTCGCTACTCACTTCTACCTCATTCATATCTTCTTCTTCTACCATCCCCAACGCTTTCTTCATCGTTGTGGCAGCCCCAATTATGTTTTCAAATTGGTCGCTGATGACGTAGGTGTACTTTGGCTCAGGCATCGCTTTAGGTTTTGTTTGCAGCAAAGCTACAAAAGATACTTAATATATTTTGCATAGCTGCCTATTTTTCTATCATCACCATCGCGCTCCCCCTCGAGCAAACATAGCTGCGCCTGACGTGCTTACCCCTTTGCAAATAGTCGTTGATATTCTCAAAAGCCCCTAGCTCTTTCTCGATGACCTTCTCCGCATCCTGAAGCGTTTCGTAGTCGCGGTCGGGATTGCCCTTTATGCAAAGTGTGTATCTCATGCTAGAAAGGTAAATCGCTCTGTGTTCTCGTCACATTCGATGAAGCAGCCGGAACGGTCACCATGCCCCCATCTTCTACCCATCTAACGTGGCGGCCTTCAAACACCAACCCACCAACCTCTAACGGTTCTCCATTCCGGTATTTCGCTATGTCGATTAAGCCGTAGTATTCCCCCTTATCATCTAACATCTCATAGCGTTGGCTCCACCACGGAAATAGCACCATGTCCGCATCCTGTTCTATCGCCCCTGAATAGCGCAAATCTGAAAGCTGAGGGCGTTTATTTGATCGCTTCTCCACTTCCCTCGATAGCTGCGATAGAAGCATTACAGGCACGTTTGAACGCTTGGCCATCTGCTTGCACTTCCAACTAATCCGGCTCACCCTCACCTCTTCGCTCTGCACTCTTTCGCGTGTGCTGCATAGCCCCAAATAGTCAATAACCACAAGGCTCACTTTTTTACGTTTTGACACCGTGCTAACCTTTGCCGCGATGTCCTCTATGTAGCTGATGCGGTCGTAAATCTCAATATCTAGCTGCCCGATATTGTCCGCTATTTCCATTAAGATTGGCCACTTTGATTCGCTCGGGCTGTCCTT